AGCTATTAGGGCTAACGCGGTGCATTACGCCAAACACTTGTAGAGTTTGTTGTAACGTCGAATTACCAGGCTGATTAGTCGTAACCTCTACCGGATCAAAAAAATCTAGATCAAGAGCCGCGATAATGCCATCGTTATAGTTTTCTGTATAAAGGTCTAGCTCGATAGCATCGCAGCGGGTACGAGTAGCTTTACGGCTTGCTACGTAAGCGCGAGCGTAATCGAGCGCGGCTTGATTTGTATCCATTACTAAATTCTGCTGAGTGTATGAGTGCACAAAATACTCATCGATAGAGGCTTGATCCTCGGCTATTTGAGCCGTGCCGCCGATCTTTGTAATAGAGGCCGAGTTATATACCTGCGTATCATCTAAACGCCATACGGCATTAAAGTAAGTAATCTCGGTACCGTCATCGTTAAACACGACCGGCGGTATAGTTTGAGACTCGATACAAAAGGCGCGATCCTTAAGATTTACCGATCCGCGAGCATCCATATAAATAGCGCCATACTCAGATATAGAGGCGGTTTGTAGAGCTGCTAAAGCGGTACGTAAAGTACCCGGGTCCGCCTGAAAGATAGTATCGCCGTACTCGATCTCACGCTGAGATGGAGGCCAAGCGATCTCGTCGAGGATAGCGTTTACGCGCTCGCCGGGTAAGTCACCAGCTGAGGCTAGGGTAACGTTTGTAATTTGACTGTTTTGGAAAAGTCTAAAGCCGTCTACCGCGGTAATAGTTGTATAAACTACATCCGTAGCCATCTTAGGCGTTGTAGTTGTATAGCTAGTAATAAAGCCGCTAAACATAGGCCACTCAGTACCGTTATACGTAGCGGTAATAGCTACCTTACGCATAGGAGTAAGTAATCCAAAATAAGGGCTATTAGGATTTTGAGGGTTAAAGTCTCCATTTTGATCTACAATACGTAGCGTTAAGGTACCTGTTTGGAAAACGTCGGCCTGTAGGTTACGGCCTCGCATTGTTGTAACGCTATCGACTACGTTAGATACATCGACGATAAGAGCCTCGGAGTCTGCGAGTACGTTAGTACCCAAAATACCGCTATCTAGGATCATAGCTTGAGCAAAAGCGGGACCCGTAGAAAAGTTAATAATCGCGTTAAGTACGGGTACGGTCATGCTATGCCCGCCGTAGTAAGTGGATCACCGTTACGGTTAAGCCGTTGGATCGTATCTTGTAGTAACGCCGTAAACTCATCTTGAGAGGCAATAGCTCCAGCGTTTACCGTAACGGTGTAATTATTACCGTTGCCTCCGGGATTTACTAAACGGGGATCGATTAAATCGCCGAGATCGGTGCCAAGATCAGGAAAATTACCCTCATCATCTAAATAAGGTAAGCCCGGCATCTTACCCTCAGGCGGTGGAGTGTAAGTTGGATAAGGCGGTATAGATCTAATAGCAGCCGATAAAGCTGCTACACCTGATAAAGCTGCAGCATCGGCGGCAGCTTGAGCCGCTGCAACGGTAGCAATACTACCTAACTTAGCTGCGGTTAAATCAGCATCGGCCGCAAGGGCGGCATCGTTTTTAGTTTTAAGAGCTGCAAGATAATCGGTAAAGGCTTTATCCTCGGCGGCTTTTCTAGCGGCAGCTTCGGCGGCCATCGCTGCATTATCCGCATCTTGAGCCGCTTTACGCTTGGCCGCGATCTCCTCAACGGTTTTAATGCCGGCCGCTAATGCAATTTGATCGGCTAAAGTTTGTGCCGCGGTAGTTTTATTAATTGATGCTAAACGTAAAACCTCAAGAGTAGTAATCTGAGTTTTCTTTGTGTAAAAGTCTAAATCGTTTAGACCGCCTTGCTTAGATAACGCATCGTTATACTTGGCAAAAGCGGCGGCTTCTGCCGCTTCGGCATCGGCAATAGCCTTTAACTTAGCTGCATCCTTTGAGGCTTGATCTGCCCCGGATGCGTTGATAGCTGCTAGTTTTGCATTTTTGGCAGCCTCGATAGCCGATAACTCTTTCATGAGTACGGCATTAAGGCCCTCGAGCTCTTTCTCAGTAATACCCTTAAGGCCGTTTAATTTTGCCGTTTGGTTAGCCTCTGTAAGTAATCCGAGTTGCTTAATACGATCTAGAGCCTTTGCGCCGTCCTCATCCTCAATAGCCATAAGGGCCTCAAGGCGTAGGCGAGTATCTTTATCGTATGTAGCTTTAAGAGCTGCGGCAATAGAGATACGGTTAGTATCAAAAGTTTCAGCGGCTTTACTAAGGGATATTTCATTTTTCTTAGCAAGCTCGGCTTTTTTCTGTAACGCTAATATTTCTTTTTGGCGTTTAATAGCCTCTTTGTCCATCTTTGCCTTTTCGGCATTAGCTCGCATATTTTTTAGATCTTGAGGTACGCCCTGAGGAAAACCGCCTTGGCGGCCTAAGACCTTATCTACATTGGTACGTAAGGCACCGATAGAAAACTTGCCAAGATAGTTTTTAACCCCTCTAAACGCATTATCTAAAACACCTGCGCCCGGCAAGCCGGCGAATAAATTGCCTAGATCTTTAGCTAATACCGATACGTTAGTAATAAGTCCCGAGATCGAGTCCGCTGCACCATCGACTTTATCGATGAGCTTATCCATACCGCCGGATGATGTACTTAAAGCTGCTACTAAAGATTGGCCGATCTGTTCGCTTGCTTGCTCAGCTGCGATCTTAAGGCGATTAAGTGAGCCTTGATAAGAGTCTGCCGCGTTTTTAGATTGGCCCGCGTATTGTGCGGCGATAAGTCTTTCGATCTCTAAATAGGACTTACTAGATAGCTCGGCATTAGTTAGACCTAGATTAAGCTGCTTAAGACCTTTTACATTACCGACGTATGCTTGACTTAAAATCTTTGTAGCTGAGACTAAATCCATACCCGTACCGGCGCTAATATCAAGCGCGGTATTGAGCATAGATTGAGCCATAGTTGTAGAACGTGTAGTTTGTGCGAGCTGAATAAATGAGGGTTGTAGCTGATCTCGATTTACGCCCGTTACCTTTTCGATACTATCGATGTAGCCCTCAGCCTCAGCGGTAGCAAAATTAAAACCAAGGTTACGTAAAGCGGTATCAAGGCGCTTAGCCTCGGCGATCTGTTCGCCATAAGCTGCTACGGCTTTTTTAGAATAACCTAAAAGAGCAGCGGCACTAAAGGTAACGCCAAGGGTACGACCTAAACCTTTAACGGTTTGATTAAACTTACCGATCTGATTAGCGCCCTTAGTAAGAGCTTTACCGTTCCACTCGGCTACCGCCGATACGATTAAATTAGGTATCGCCATTATGCGGCCAAACCGTACGTACTCATGCCATAACGGCCATTATTAAAGTTATCTATAGTTTTCTCGATAGCTCTGTATACGGCATCTTGAGCCTTACCCTCGTCCTCTTTCCACGCGCGATAAATCATACGACCGCGCTCGGCTTGCTTATCTCCATAGAGAGGACCTGAGCGGCTAATAAAGTGAGCGCCCGCGTTAGGATTATTGGATCGGCTCTTAGGATCTCCACTAGGATTTTTACGGCCAGAGGTTTCATAGATAGCACCGGCGGCAGACTTATTAGCTACAAAGTAAAGCGCTTTCCATCCGTTGCGGTTTTTCTTGCTCGGAGCCTGAGAGTAGTAGATCCCTTTTTTGACGGTTTCGTAATCATAAAGCGGGAACATACGTACACGGCCCTCGGTATTAAAAGTTCTAAACATAGAATTACGAGCCGTAATAGTTTTACCTACTGTGTTCTCGTTCCAGTTGTAAAGGTTATCCGGTTGAGGCGATGGAGCAAAGCCACGAGCTTTATCGCGGATCGGTACCATCGCCGCACGTACCTCGGCGTTCATCTCTTTTAACATTTCAGGATCGAGCCTACGGAGTGCCTTAACCGTTTCGCGTACGCCTTTTATTGCGACTGGCATTTAGGGCCTCCTCCGCTTGCTCGTTTAACACTTTAATTAACATCTTAAACATCTCTGTATCAAGATCGAGTACCGCTTGAGGCGGGATCCCTAACCTAATTGATAACTGAGCTATCAAATGAGTTACGGAGTCCCGCCCTAAGCTAAAGGTAGATCGTCTACTACCTCGACCTTAGCCAAGGTATCTAAAAACTCGGGACCGAACATCGGTACCGTTTGACCGGCTGACTTGAGGCACTCCCACGAAAGATAAAAGAGATCTGTCTGTTTTTCATCATCGCGAAAGGCTTTATGAAAACCTTTTTTAGCGTAAAGCTCAAAGGCATACTCGATCCGTGGAGTAATCTGATGCTCAGATACCTCACCGGTAGCCCTTGTTATTTTGAGTCGTGCCATTTGTTTGCCCCTTTGTTAGTTTGATTATGGTGCGGTTGTAATTACGATTGGTGAATTACAGGTAAATGTAATGCTCTGGGTCCCGATGTCTCCCACGGCGCCGTTGATGTCGGTCGTATTGTTCACCAAAATCGTAGTGCTATAGAGAGGGTTCGTAGCTGATACGACCGCGCTCGTCTGCTTAAGCGTAATAGGTACTGTTGTACCCCATGCGCTTTGTAGCGTTGCGTTTACGTTAGCAGCTGCGGTATCAGATAAAAAGTCTAGAGAGATCGTGCTTGTCTCTAATCCCTTTGTGTATTTACGTGATGAGTCACCCATGGCCGTAACCTCGAGCTCCTCAAATACGCGGTTAATTGTTGCACTTGTAACATGGTCACTCAGAGCTATTGAGTTCAGAGTTACGACCACGCCATTAGATAGAAATACGGCCATCGCCTATTCCTCGCTTTTCTCTGTAGTAGGTGTATGTGTTTTTGTTTCTTTTTTTGGTGCTTCGGTGATCTGCCCTATCTTAATAAGAAAGGCGATATCCTCGTCGGTTAGGCTCATGCTTAACTCCAGCTCGTTAGTATTTGGACGTCGAAAGATGCCGTTAAAAGTGATCCACTTTGTACATCTAAAACGGATGGAGCACTCATAGCGGCAACGTTCATTACGATAGATGATGCGGCTAGTTTGTTAAATACCGCTACGGCTAACTCCTCGATACCTTGTAAGTTACCTTGATTATCAAACATAGGTACGGTCATAATAATCTTAAAGTTAGCAAGCGGCGAAATAGTCGCGTATGTGTTATTACTTGGCGTAATGTAATTATCTGCCGGTGCGACGATAACGCTATTAGCCGTAATTGTTGCCGGTGGAAAACTGTACGTATTCCAATGGTTTGGATTATCGAGGGCGGCAGCTAGTGAGGCGCGTAAAGTTGTAATAGGTACGGTCATCGAGCTATCCGATCATCGCGTTAGGGTTCGTATATCCGGCGATGAGCCCGCGAATTTTCCCGATCATCGAGTTACCCATACGGTAAGGGCTAGGGCTAAAACCATCGATAGATACGCCTCCGGTTTGGCTGACCTGCCGAGCTTGGAAAATGTCTACGGCTAAGATCATCGCGGCTTCGCGTACGGCCGGAGTAGTTGCATAGCTATTTGTTTTTGTATCTGCTCCCACGGCTGATCCGTAAGGGAGTACTCGCGTAAAATTAGCATTAGCTGCGGTTTTAGCAAACTGTATAAAGCTATAACCATTAGGCCAATTAAAAGCCATATTATTAAATGCTATAGATGGAAATTGAGTAGTAGTGCCCGCCGTCCATGGGATCGTGCCAGTAACTGTAAAAGTTCCGTTATAAGTTGAGCCGCATCCACTCAAGGTTATCGAGTCCCCAGTGCTAAATATCGCAGGGTTAGCGATCATTACGGTAGCTACATTATTTTGTAACGCGGTGCCTACAACCGGTGCCGAGTCAAACCATAAAAACTGATTAAGTAAATCCTGCGCTGCTTGGCAACAGGTCTCAACGATATCCGAGGAGTAAAGGTTTTCGATGCCGAGATTAGCGCGTAGCTCGGCTTCGGTTACGTACGTTGCAGGCATCTTATTCTCCTTACTTACTAGGGCCGGTACCCCTCAAAGGGCTAAGAGGGGTACCGACTATTAGTTGTTTACTTAGTTGAGGTTAAACTTAACAATACCCTTAGGCATTTTTGCGATAGTTGCCATGTAACCGTAAATAGCTACCTGTACTTGTAGGTTTGATACTACGTTTACAGACATATATGCGGTAGGTGATTGATAGACAGTAAATGCCTCAGGTGCTAGAACGACG